GTGTAGTCGGGGGTGGCGTCGTCGGAGACGATCTCATCGACCTGGTCGCCGAGCGCTTTCATGTCGTACCAGAACGAGTTGTACGGCTCCGCCGGGGTGCCGACTTTCGACGTGGACGTGGTGGAGTCGACGACGACGCCGAGGTTGCCGTCGGCAATGGACTGTGCGTACGTCCAGATGTTGCGGACCACGTCGCACCGGTCCGTGTAGACGTAGGGTCCGCGACCGCCGTGCTGGCCGTCCACGTCGAACCTCTTCTGCAGGTAAGACGACCACGAGGCGGCCTCAATGCTGTAGTCGTTGCCCTCGGCGCGGACGTCCCAGACGATGCCGCCCCACTGCAGCTGGCCGGACGATTCGACGTAGATGAGCGTGTTGCCGGGGTCGGCCAGGGCGGGGCTCGAGGCGACCAGGCGGGGCGACAGCTTCCCCGACAGGCTGCCGGGCCCGTTGAGTTCGTCGCCGTACTCCAGGTCCGTGACGGGCAGCGCGGTGGACAGCCAGGCGCCGGTGAGCGCGTTCTGCGTGAGGACCCGGTCGGGCAGGGGGGCCGTCATCGGGGCGCCTCGAGGAACTCGATGTCGGCGATCAGGGTGGTGGACCCGTCGACACCGACCTTGCCTGCGTTGCCGGGAAACCCGCATGCCTGGACTCGCAGGGTCTGACTGGTGCCGCGGTAGGCGGACGGAATGGTGAGGGTGTCGCCGAGGACGATGGTGCCGCGGCGGGTGCCGGTCTGGTTGTCGTCGAGGTTGACGGACTGCACGGTCAGGGAGGCACCGAACGTGGCGCGCAGGCCGCCGAAGAACGCGGCGGTGTTGTAGCGGATCTGCCCCACGGACAGGGACAGGACGGCCTTGGTGGCCCAGGAGGGGATGGCCACCGACCAGCCGGCGGCGGTGGAGAAGTTGCTGTACGTGCCGGAGGTTCCGCTGATGTCGGTGGACAGGGCCGTCGGGGACTGGGTGAGGAGGGTCCGCTGGCGGCGCGGGTTCGCGACCTGCCGCAAGTCGGTGATCATCGCGTCTGTGATGGTGCTGGTGCTGGCGGGGATGTCGATCCGGGCCAGCGGAATCCCGGTCCGCCCGTCAGGGATGGCGGTTGCCGACGATGACACGTTGGAGATCACCTGGAAGTAGGTGACCTGGTCGACGGTCGGATCGAGGGTTCCCTCGTACTCGGGGTCTTCCACGCGCAGGATCACCATGTCGGACCGTGCGGACCCGCCGGTGGCTGCGATGTCCACGTTGACGGCCCCGGTGTTGCACGCCGAGTAGTGCCCCTGGAAGGCGTTCACGCGGCCCTGAATGACCCCGGAGCCGTCGGCGACCGTGACTCCGGCACCGGGGGTTGAGCGCTGGGTGACCTTCAGGTCGTCGCCTTCGGTGATGCCTTCGGCGCCGCGCGCCAAGTCCCGGACCAACATGCGGAACTGCTGCGCCGAATGGGTGGCCCCGTTGGTGAGGATGGGCCGCGGAAACAAGGCCATAACTCGGCTCTCCTCAGAGTGCGATGTAGGCGTCGCGCCAGGTCAGGCGCATGCGGGCGGAGTTGGTGGAGTCGAATGCCGTCCAGCGCATCTCCGACTGGCCGGGCGGCAGGGAGAACAGGTCGATGCGGGACGACGGGGACAGGTAGGCGGAGGCGTTACCGCCGTTGTCGCGGGTGACGGTGCGGTAGCCGGGCCGGGTATCGATCTCCACCCACTGGCCAGCGGTGAGACTGAGAGTGGGCAGCGCGAGGGTGCGGCCGGAATCGGCGTGAATGACGGATACGTTGGAACACGGCCCGGTGATACGGATGATCGGCCACGCGTCGGACGTCCCGTTGTTGGTGACCCAGCCGGGCCGGTCCGCGGCCACGGTGCCGTCCTGCACGTAGATCGGCGCGACGAGGGGGGCGGCGAACCCGCCGCCGGTCAGCCAGCCGAGCGGGATCTCGGTGGTGGACTCCTCGTCGGCGTAGAACGTCGGGTCGTGCGCGAAGAACTCCATGTCGAGCGGCACCCATCCGTGGATGATCTGCTCGTCGTCGGGGTCCAGCCTCCGGGCCCGCACCGTCAGGGATTTCGTCGGCCGGCCGGGTCGTTTGATGCGCAGCACCATGCCCTGCCCGCCGACCAGCCGTACGTCGGCGGCGTCGGTCACAGCCTGAATCTGGGCGACCATGTCCTGGCAGGCGGCCGGGTTCCCCGGGATTTTCACCGCCGCATCCAGCTGTATCTGCCGGGCCGCCCAGTAGTCGGGGCCGGCGAACTGGCCGTCCATGGACGGCTGGTCGACGTCGGCGTCCCTCACCGGGGGCCTGCCCAGCCCGTCGGTCTTGATGACGTTCACGCTGGTACCGGAGCCGATGAGGACTCCGCCCAGGTCGTACTGCCAGTCTTCGAGCTCAAGCAGCGGCACGGGCGGCCACCCCTCCCCTGCGGGCCCGGCGCACGCTGCGCCCGACCTGGCTTCCGATGTCCGAGGCGGTGGCGTTGGTGCGGACCGCGGTGACGCTGACGTGGGTGTCGCCGCCCCCGCGGACGATGACGACCGGGCGGGTGGCGGCCACGTCGGTCAGGCCGAGGCCGAAGCGGTGCGCGACATCCGAGAGGACGGGCAGTGCGTGGCGGCGCTTGTTCGGCCCGAGGGGGAGGTAGGCCTCGCCTCCGGTCTCCGGTTCCGCGAAGGTGACCGCGCCGCCGCGGGTGGAGTAGATCCCGGAGCGGATGCCGCCGTTGGCGTACGCGAGGTGCTTGTTGGCGTTGCCCAGGTCGGCGAGGAACTTCGCGGAGCGGGAGCCCAGCGACGACTGGATCTGGCTCTTCGCTTTGTTGGCCACGGTGATGATCTCGTCTTCGCCGATCCCGGTCTTCCCGGCGACGTCGTGGATGCCGGTCTTGCTGCTGGAGATCGCGGCAATGATCTGCACCAGTTCGGTGAGCTGGTCGCTGGTCAGGCTGTTCGCCGAGGACTTTGCCGCACTGTTGGCCTTGGCCGCCGACGAGGGCGACTTCACGGCGTCCGCGGCGAGCTTCTGCGCGGCATCGTCTCCCTGTGCGGCAAGCTGGGTGGCCAGGTCGCCGTAGCCCATGCCGGCGAGCTTCGCGAGGTTCGCCTGGAACGCGGCGGAGGTTTTGGTGGAGGCGTTCAGCTGCTTCGTGTAGTCGGCGAGGGTGGCCTTGGCGATCGGGGCGAGCTTCCGAAGGTTCGCGACGATGCTGTTGAACTGGGATTTCGATGCCTTGGCGAGGGCGGCGACCATGGTGGCGCCTTCGGCTCCCATGTCCCGCAGCTGGTCGACGACGTCCGCACCACCCCGCGATGCGATCTTGTTCAGGTTCGCCTCGTAGGCGGCATTCGCCTTCACCGCGCCGGAGAGGGTCTTGTTCCAGTCCGACAGGGAGAACTGCTTCTTGTAGCGGGCCTCCGCGCTCTTCGCGGCATCGGTGGCGGTGGCCACGCCTCGGCGGGCCTTGGCGACCGCGTTCTCCGCTGCGACCAGCTGGGCGTGGGTGTGGTGACCCTTGCGGACCTGCGCCAGCCGGGCCTCGGCCGTGCGCAGCGAGCCCACCGCGTTCGCCTGCGCGCGGAGCTTCTTGGTGTACTCGTCCTTGGTGATCGGCTGGTGGGCGCTGGTGTAAGCGGACGACACGTCCGAGATGGACTTCATGGTGCCGGTCGGGCTGTAGGTGAACCCGCCGGACGCGAAGTGCTGCACACCGCCCGCGATGCCGCCGTCGGCGAACCGCATGGCCGTCCCGTAGCGGCCCCACATGTTGAGGGCCTTGATGATGCCCTGCCCGCCCATTCCGGTGGTGGCGGCCAGCTTACGGACGGTCTCGGGAACGAGGACGCCTTCACCCGGGGAGAGGATGGCGGGGACGATGTCGCGGCGCGGGGCGTAGCCGGGCACGAACAGGCCGTTCGCGGCATGGGCGATGCCGCCGTCGGCGTACTTCGATACCCCGCCCTGGCCGGAAGCGGGGCGGCCGATGGTGGAGTATTTGGCGATCGTCTCCCGGACCGTAGTGATGGTGACGGTCTTGGACCGCAGGCCAGCGATCGCGGCCTGGATTTCGCGGGCGATGCCGCTGGCCCGGTCCCGCGCCGCCAGCGTGATCGTCTTGTCTTTCAGGCCGTTGCGGGCGGCCTGGACGGCGGCAAGGTTCTTGCTCGCGGCACCCGTGAGGGCAGTCACCTTGAACTGGCCGTTAGGCAGCTGCTTGACCTTGAACCCGAGGCTTTCCAGCAAGGAAACGGCGTCCTTGGTCAGGGCGCTGACGGTGACGGACTTCGAGTTCGGGGTCTTCTTGATGGCGGCGATCACAGAGTCGAGGCCGTTGATGGCGTCCTCGGTGCGCATCTCCAGGGTGGTGGACTTCTTGTCCGGGATGCTGAGGATCTGGTCGGCGAGCAGCTTGGCCTGGCTGCTGGTGAGGCCCATCGCCTCCGCGGACTTGATGAACGACGCCCGGCCCCGCTCATAGATCCCGTTGACGGTCTCCCACGACGCCCCCGACTCCCGCGCGGCCGTAGCCGCGCCGTCCGTCTTGTCTGCGAGGTCCTGCAGGGCGCCCGCCGCGTTGCGGGCCTTCTCGCTGTTGAGGTCCAGCTGCCCGTGCGTCATGCTCAAGGCGCCTGCGTTGTCCTTCGCAGCCTTCGATGCAGCGTCAATGGCAGCCTCGAAGCCGATCATGCCGCCCAAGCCCTGGCGCTGCGCATCGTTGAGGGCCACGATGCTCTGGCGCAGACCGTCCGCCGAATTCTTCTGAGCGTCGAGCTTCGCCTGCGTGTCCTGTGCGGCCTTCCCGAACACGCCCATGCTGGCCGCGGCGAGTTCCTGCTCGAACCTTTGGTCGGCCAGGGCGCTCTTGTAGTCGTCCAGCCGGTCCTTGAGTTCCTTGCCGCTCATGCCCTGCTTGCGCATCGCAGCCGCGATCTTGTCGAATGCCTGCTCTGCGATGTCGGCCTTGCCGCCCTGTACGAGGCTGGCCAGTGACTTGTCGACCGCGTCGAGGTTCTTCTTGGCGTCCGCGACGGGCGTGGAGTCCATCCCCACAAGCTTGGTCAAAAACTGCTGGGTCTTGTCCATGTTGGACGGCCTGGACAGGGTGCGCAGGCTGTCCGACAGCCCGGAGAAGTCTTTGCCGAAGGCGCGGGCGGCCTCCCCGCTGACCTTGCCCGACTTGCCCAGGTTGCCGAGGCTGGTGGTGAGCCTGTCGACATTCGGCGGGGCCTTCTTGCCCATGTCGGACAGGCCCTTGAGGACCAGGACCACTGCGGCAATACCGGCGACGACGAGGCTGGCCTTCGCCGCGGTACCCAGGGAAAGGAACGCGGCCCGGAGCCCGGCCAGCCCGCCGCCCGCCGCCGCGGACACTCCGCTCAGGGTGACGATCTGGGCGCGAACCCGGGCGATCCCTCCGGCAAGGGCGGCCATTCCGGCACCGGACAGCTGCAGGATCTTCAGGGCCGACGCCACGCTGAGGATGATCCCGACGAGCTCCGGCGGCAGTGCAGCGACCAGGCGGGCGGCTGCGGTGACCAGGGCGAGCATGCCCGGTCCGGCCTGCGCGGCGCCTTGCACGAGGGTGATGACGGCCTGTGAGATCGCGCTGATCGCTTCCCGGGCGGCGGGCCCGTTCTGCCGCGCGTAGTCGATGATCGCGCCCAGTGCTCCGCCGCTGACGTCGCCCTCGGACAGCACCCGGATGAAGTGGATGACCTGGTCGGTCAGCTGGTCCAGCTTGCCGTCCGTGAAGGATGCGATCTTCGTGGACAGGGAGTCGAAGCCCGGGGTGGCGATGGCGCCGCCCGCGACGGCGACGAGCCGGTTCAGCTGGGTGGAGGCGGACTTCACCTCTGGGGTCAGGCGCGGGATCAGCGTGTCCAGGATGGCGATGCCGTTGGTGACCGGCTCCATCGTGAAACGGGCCATGCTGTTGGACCAGTCGCTGAAGTTGCCCTTCAGTGTGGACAGCGCGACCGCGGCCCTCTGCGTTTCGGGCGGCATCTGGGCGAGCTGCTGCTGATATGCCAGCTGCGCCTGGAGGGCTTGCTTCGAGGTCCGTCCGTGCTGGACGACAGCTTGCTGGTACTTCTTCTCCGCGTCGGCGGCATCGCCCAGCGGGCCGATCTGCCCGGCGACGGCAATTCCGAACGCGGCGCCGGCTATGCCTGCGGCACCGAACTCGGTGGCGAGGGGCGCCAGGTCCGCCGTCAGACCGGCCACCAGCGGGATGGCGGCCGGGGCGAGTGTGAGCAGCCCTGACAGCACGCCCTGGAGACCACCGGATCCGTTATCGCCGGACCCGGACAGGCCGCCTACCCGGCCTCGCAGATCCCCCAGCCTGCCCCCCACTCGGGTCAGTGATCCGTCCAGGTCGTCCAAGTCGCCACGGAAGGTGCGGGTGCTCGCCGAAAGGTCGTCCAGCCGGCCGCCGGCCCGGTTCGACGCAGTGTTCAGGGAGCGGACTCCAGCAGCCGCGGTGACCGCACGGGTGCGGAGTTCCGCCAGTTCGCCCCCTGCTTCCCGCGCGGCCCGCTGGAGGACGTTCAGGGAATGCGCGGTGTCCCTGGCTTCTTCTCGAAGCGTGCTCAGCGATGCCGACACGCGGCCGCTGGTGCGGCCCAGGCTGCCCGCGTCCACATCGAGGGGAATCGTGATGCGGTTCCCGGTCCCTGCAGCCGTGAGGGCCCGGCGGACTTCGGCGCGCAGGCTGCCCGCGTCCACGTGAAGAGGGATGGTGATCCGGTTCCCGGTGCCCGCCGTTGCAAGAGCGCGGCGGACTTCGGACCGCAGGCGGGTGCCGTCCACGCCGAGGGGGACCGTAATGCTCTGCCCGCCGGCGCCGCGAGCGGCAGTCTGAATCTGTCGCCGCAGGTCGCCGGCGTCGACGCTGACACGGATACGGATGTCGCCGCGGGCCGCCTGCCGGAGCTGGGTGATGTCACGGCGGGCCGTGTTGATGTCGCGGGAGAGGGTCCGGGCCTCGCGGGAGGCGTCCCGCAGGATGCGGGACAGGTCGGATCCCTGCCCTGACAGGCGTACCGACAGATTCCACTCGGACACCGGACCACTCCTTCCTGGGTTACCTCTGCGGGATGCGGGTGCGGGCGACCTGCATGGCCGCGTGGACGCTGGTGGGGATCAGGAGGACCTTCACGCCGTGCCCTTCGTCGCCGTCGGGGACGGTCTTATGCCGGTCGGCGAGGAGCTGGCAGCCGATGCAGCGGTGTGTGATGGCGGTGTAGGCGTCGTCGTCTCCGCCTGCGTCCTCATCCCATTCGTCGGCGCGGGTGCCGCAGGACGGGCACACGGCGCGCTGGTAGTCCTCGAGGGCGAGGGCTTTGCGCCGGTCGAGGTCGGACCAGGTGCCGTCGCCGTGCCCGCGGAAGAGGCTGTGCGGGATGCGGTAGGTCCGGCACAGCTCCATCTCGGCACGGAAACGCTCATCATCGATCAGCCTTTTCCCAGGTCGGTCCGCTGGGTGTGCTGGATGGACCAGGCCGCGTTCCACAGCGAGCTGGCGTCGCCCGTGGACCAGGTGTCGAGGTAGCGGGCGGCGGCTTCGACGGGCATGCCGTCCAGGGATGCTGCGGAGACGAGGGCCGGGCCGAAGGTGGCCATGGCGTATTCGTCGCCCTTGGCCTCGTCGGCCTCGCTGGCCGGATGCTGGGTCTGGAGTCGCTCGAGTTCCTTGCGCTCCAGAGCGGCGAAGCGCAGCACGATGATTTCGGCGTCGTACGCCTTGCGGGCCGCCGTGAGTTCGGTGGCTGCCGCCTTGGCTTCCTGCTGGTAGACGGCGCGGGCGTCCGGATCGGTGTCCTTGGGCAGGTCCTTGAGGTGCTGCTGTGCTTCCTCGTCGGCGTACTGCGCTCGGAGGAAGCGGTCGCGGATGTCGGTGTCCTGGCACAGCCTGAAGGTGCTGACCGGCTTCTTGACGTTGTCGAGGCGCTTCGCGAGGGCGTCCCAGGTGCTGTCGGTGGTCGTCATTTGGGTCTCCGTGGGAAGGCCCGGCCGGGCGCGCGCGGCGCCCTTCCCAGATACACCGGGGCCCGGCCGGGGGCTGGTGGGGATGCGGCAGGTTCAGGCCGGGGTTACGGCGCGGTGCCGTTGAACAGGGGGCGGCCGGTGATCGTGAACTGGACGGTGATCTTCGCTGCCTCGTTGTCCGCGGTGTAGGCCTTCGAGTTGCTGACCACGGTGATCGGGTAGACGTCCATGCCCTTGGCGCCGGTCGTCTTGCCCTTGGAGAAGATGACGATGAAGCCCGACGTGCCCTTGGCCAGGTCCGTTTCGACGTCGTCGAGGGCGGAGTCCTCGTAGAAGGTGAGCGAGGAGTCCGCGGCGGAGTCGTCGCCGCCGATCTTGGAGACGAACGTGGACGCCATGTCCGGGGTCTCGATGGGCTGGTTTTCCAGCGACCAGCCGTCGATGGCGTTGATCTGCGCCGTGTAGTCGGTACCAGCGGTGATCTCCGAGCTGGTCGGGATCAGCGTCGTCGCGGCGATGGTCGGCAGGTAGTAGATCTTGGTGGTGCCCTTGCGGTTGAACCTTGCCATGGTGGCCCCTCGCGGATAGGGGCCAATGGGGACCCCTGCTACACGTGTTGGTGTGTGGCGGCCACCAGCTGTGGTGGCGTCCGCGTGGGGTCCCGCCGCGGTGCGGTCGTACTACGCCCTTGTCAGGCGGTCGCTTCCAGATAGAACCGGAAACGGATCACTGCTGTGATGATGGCATCTCCCGCGTCGGATGTTCCCCCCGCTTCCCGTGCCTCCCGGCAGTAGCAGGTGACGCCGGGAATGGTCAGCGGGTGCGCGTAGCCGGGACTGCCGTCCACGGGCCGCTCGATCACCTTGCGCCCCTTGTCGGCCAGCCACTGCGCCTGGACGACCGTCCCCTGACTATCCGGGTGGCCCGGGGTGGGGCCGGACACGAACGTCGCCTGGTAGTCGGAGACGGCCACCCGGTGCCGGTCGGCGATCGTCCCGTCGTCCGAGTTGTGGTCCAGCGGGTACAGCAGCGTGTAGGGCGGCGGGTACGGCTGGCTGGTGTCAGGATCCATGGGCACGGTGACCAGTCCGACGGGCTTCCCAGTGAGGGCGGCCAGCAGGCCCATGACGCCGTCGGTAACGGGCTGACGGTCGATCATCAGGCTCCCCCGAAGATGCGGTCCAGGGCGTCCTTGAACGCGTCCTCGTACTGCGTGGACAGTTCGTTGACGGACGGTTCCACGTGCGGGAACGGCGGCTGGAAGTAGTGTCGGCCGATGCTGTCCGTCATGTCGTAGAAGCCGAACTCGAGGCGCCTACCCTGCGGCTTACGGGTGCCGACCTCTACTCCACCGCCGTCCGGCACGGTGAAGGGTTCCGGTGTCCAGGAGCCGCGGTAGTCGCCGGAGATGACGTTCGGTCCCGGGCGTCCGGAGGCGCGCTCCATGATGAGGGCGCGCAGCAGACGGCCCTGCTGCTGCACCGTTCGGTTCACCTCCGGGCCCACCCGGTCCGCGGCCCGCTCGAGACGGCCGGCAAGCTCATCGAGGTCCATCAGCTGGCCGCCTCCCTCGTCTGCTGCACCTGGTCCAGCCCGGTGATGCGAACGACGGCGATGGTGCCCGCGTTCGACGGATCCTGGACCCGCCACTGCCGACCCAGCAGCGCCAGGTCGCCACCCGCGTGGACCTGGACGACGGAGACGAGCATGTCCTTCTCCGCGATCGGCGCATCGAGCGGAGTGAGCGCCACGTACTTGGAGTTGGTCTCCCCCACCCAGGGAAGGTTCTGCCCGGGCAGCGCGGACAGGCCGCCCGGCGTGCCGACGACCTGCACGGCGCCCTTGCCCTCGTACACGGTCTCCGCCTCCGGCCACACGTACTCGCCCGTGCCCTGGTCGAAGACCGGGGACCCTGCGGCGGGGCGGGAGATGCGGACCGTGTCGAGCAGGATGAACCCCTCGAGGAACACGGCGACCGAGGACAGGTCCAGTCCGGGCATTACGCGCCTCCCTTGCCCTGCGCCCAGTCGGCGAGTGTGGCGAGCATGGCGCGCGCCGTCGCCCCCTCACCGCCCCCGTAGTCCGCGCGGTTGAGTGCGGCCTGGTCCAAGAGGACAGGGTCGACCTCGGCGAGGAAGGCGGCCACCAGCTCGCCCGGGCTCTTGCTGATGCCGACCGCGACCCGGGCCAGTCCCTCCCACACAACACCGTCCGCATGCCGGGTGTGTAGCACAAGGGTGGGCAGCTGGTCGGCGATGGAGTGGTGGAGGGTGTAGCCGGTGACCTGCCCTGCGGGCAGCGGGGTGCCGTCCAGGCTGATGGTGGCGCTCCCGGGCTGCGCGTCGATACGCACGCCGTGGGCCTGCGGCTCATCCGGGGTGGTCATTCGTCGCCCTTCTTCCCGATCTCAGCCTGGTTGATGATCTGCTGCGCTGAGGTGAGCAGCCCGTTCTGTTCGATCCACGACAGGCCTTCGCTGGAGGCGAGCATGAGGGCTACGTCGCCGTCCTTGTCGACCACCTTGGCGATGACGAGTGCGGAGGCGATCAGGTCGCCCTCGTCGAGTTCGATGCGGGTTCCCAGGCCGTCCAGAACTGGCCCGATGGGCTGGTCGGTCACAGGGCTGCTCCTGATCGGATTTCGGTACGGCCGATGAGGTCGAGGCGGGGCAGCAGCTCGCGCTGGCAGTGGGGGTGTGCGACCGGGTGGGCGAGGGCGTCCTGGACGGTGCGCAGGGTGCGGTTGGCGCGGTCTGGGTCGTCGTGTGACGTCCATCCGCAGTCCGCTCCGTCTCGGACCTCGAGCCACTCGGTGCCGAGTTCGTCCAGGGCGGTGCGGGCGGCCGCGGTGTTGGCGGTGGTGACGGCCTGCCAGGTGATGGAGGCGCGCGCCCACGAGTCAACGGGGTGGCGCGCCTGGTTGGCGTAAATCACCGTGTCGAGGGGGTGGTCGCGGCGCAGCTGGTCGGTGTTGATGCGGCCGCTGGTGTCGCGGGCGGCGTCCTGGGCGGCGCGCAGGAACGCGCGGGCACGGCGGAGGGCTTCCTGGATACGGCCGGTGAGGTCGGCGTAGTACTGCGCGGACATGGTGGTGATGGCGGCGCGGTGCCGTCCGGTCCACGTGAACAGGGCATGGGGGCGGTCGGCGTTGTCGAGCATGGTGAGGGCGCCCTCACGGTAGATGAGGGGCAGGTCGGCGGCCGCCCACCGTTCGGCCATCGCGCCGGCGGCCCGGTTGAAGGTGGCCAGCGAAGTGTTGAAGGCGGCGATCGCTGCGCGCAGGCGGCGGCTGACGCCGTTGCGGGTGGGCGGGATCGTGGCGAGGGCGTTCAGCAGCCGGGTCTGGGCGAGGGTGAGGACGCTCCATGCGGCGCGGAGCCGGTCGACGGCGCCGGTGATGTAGGCGAGGAGGCGGGAGCGGAGGGTGCGGCCGCGGCGCACGTGGGTAGTCATCGGCGGGGCCGTTCGACCAGGTACAACACGCCCAGGTCGCCGCTGATGCCGGTGCCGTCGTCGGGGTCGTCGGGCGCTGGGGGTTCGCCGACCTCGAGGGCGGCGATCTGCCGCTCGTAGGCCCGAATGTTCTCGGTGAAGGAGACCCCGACGACGCTGGACACGTTGACGGTGGACGGCTGCTGGCGCAGGGCTGCGAGCCGTTCGCGCAGGACCTCGAGGGCGACAGCACGCGCCGTGCCGAGCCGGGTGTAGCGGGTCTGCAGGTCGGCCTGGTCAGTGGCCGTACCGAGCTGGGCAAGCAGCCAGGCCTTTACATA